CTTGTAGAGTCTCTACAATACATTTGATCAGGTGTATCACCCGATGTATCTAGTATTCTCCAATCTCCACCATCTTTAACATACATTGGCATGGCACTTTATGATACCTTCAACCAAATATCTCCGTCACTACCACCTGTAGGATTATTCGTGCTTACAGTTCTGTCTCCATTAGCGTTTGTACCTGCAGTTGCAGATATAAAAGCTTGCACGTCTGAACCAATTGCAACACCTAAATTTGTTCTTGATGTGCCTGCAGCAGATACATCATTAAGGTTATTGCCTGGTTTTAGAACGCCAGTAACAGCAGCACCAGAAAATTTATATTTAATAGATTCGTATGTTGGCATATTATTTCTCCAGTAGTTTCCAACCAAATGTTGCTCCAGAATATACAAGAGCAAAAGCTGCTCCTTCTGTTGCAACCGTAAGGTCTGATGTTTGTCCATCTATTTTATGGCTATTTCTTCCAATAGTCAAATTGGCTGTATCAAAAGTATTTGCAAGATCAACAAATCTTATTTCATCGCCTACAGCAGCGGTGGCTGGTAGTGTGATTGTAAAAGCTCCACCTTGTGTATCTGCAAATATTTTATCTCCAGCAAAAGCTGTATATGTTGTTGTTTTTGTTAACCAGTCACTGCCTTGTGTTTGTATTTCAAACCAGTTTGTAGCATCAGTCGATAAGAAAACATTTCTATTAGGATTGATAACAAAAGTATTACCACTTCCGCCAAGTCTGGCTGTAATCGTTTTAGTGGTGCTTGCGTTTCTTAAAAAATATAATTTTTCTACTGCAGGAAATTGTACGATAAAGTCAGTAGCATGGCCTGTAAATATAATTGCAGCTTGTCTAGCTTCGTTTGCTGTCTGTGCGCTCGGTCCATTACCACTTGTTAGTGAATAAGGGCTGGATTGTGCGCTTAAATCTCTTGTATAAACACCTGCAATTGACTGCTCTAATGACTGAGAAAAGTTGTTATTAGTAATATTACCCCAGTTATTAGACTGTTCACCAGACCCTATGAGCTCTATCTTTAACCTTGTTGAAAATGTTGACGCCATATCTTATCCTAACACATTAAGCCGCTTCTGACCATACCATTGTTGCTGCATCATCAACTTCTCTCCAAGTATATTTTGCTACAGTTCCTACGTTTGACTGCATTGATTGACCTGTTGGTATAACCGTTGCAGTGCCAGAAATCGTTGGCGATCCTACAGCAGTTACCGCCGCAAGTCCAGTTGGTATTGCTACCGCTGATGTTGAAATACTTGGTGATCCGACAGCTGTTGTACTTGTTACACCAGCAGGTATTACGAGAGCTCCTGCTTGTACTGTCGCTGCACCCTGACTTATTGTTCCAGATTGGCCTTGTGGTATGACTGCTAGAGCTACACCTAATGATCCTACTGAAGACGTAGCCGATACGCCTGATACATTGACTGTTTGGTTAAGTGTTAATTGACC